TACAATGAACAGAAATCCTAATGGAGCAGATGTAGCACAGACCAAAGATATGGTCACATCTAACTTTGCAGAAGCAAATAAAGAAAAACAACTTATTGCTGGTCCTCTTATGGTGCCAAATAAACTAATCTATCGTTACGATGATTTTAATGGTGAGTATTATGTTTATTTCTCAGAAGATACTATTGAGAAGATAGCATACAAATATTTGGAACAAGGAAACCAAAAAGAAGTTAACTACGAACATTCAGAAGAAGAAAAACTAAAAGATATCACGCTCGTTGAATCGTGGCTGGTAGAAGAACCTTCATCAGATAAATCTAAAGCCCTAATGGGTGAAGAATATTCTAAAGGAACATGGTTTGGAATCATGAAAGTTCGTAATAAAGAAGTATGGGAAGAGTATGTTAAGACTGGCCTCACAAAAGGATTTAGCGTTGAAGGATTCTTCGCTGATTATGTGATTAATGCCAGTAAACAGAAATTCTTTTACCGCACAACAGAAGGTGGAACAGAGATAGTAATCGATGAGAAATCATTTGTTGTGTTTATTTTAAAAGATGGAGAACGTCAGGTCATAATGCCCGATGGAGAATACAAGCTCACTAATGGGAAAACGTTAGTAGTTGTTGACTCAAAGGCACAAGAGGGAACGTTTGAATCAACTAATTAATAACCAAAAAGGAGTTTTTATTATGAAAACAGTACTAAGAGAATTAGTAAAAAAGCATTTCAACTTAGTTGATGCTCCTGCGGTAACTGAAGAAGTAAAAGTTGAAGAACAACTTTCAGAAGAAGTAGTGGAAACTACAACTGAAGAAACTGTTGAAGAAACTTTATCAGAAGAAGTTACTACTATTTTTGGCGAAATCAAGACAGCTGATGGAGAACTAACCCTTGCCTATGAGGGAGAGGAACTTTCGGAAGGTCTTGCTATTTTCGTTGTAACTGAGGATGGTAACATCCCAGCACCAGATGGTACACACGCTTTAGAGGGTGGAGTAACTATCTCAACGGAAGGAGGTGTAATAACCGCAATTTCAGCAGAAGAAGTAGAAGTAGAAGCAGAAAACGAAGAAGAAATGAGTGAAGAAGTTAGTGAAGAATTTGAAGGAGAATCTTCAGAAGTAAACATTAACGAACTACACGAAGCTCTCATCCAAATGATTGGAGGAGAATTCAAAGAACAATTCACCACTTTGAAAGAAGAATTAATGGGTGAAATCAATGCAGTTAAAGAACAGTTTAACGCTGCTCCCGCAACTGAGAAAACAATTACTAACACAAAACAATCTTACGGAAGAAGTACTTCAGTAGACCTTTCTTACAATCCATCGGATTCTAAAAAGAAAGCTCAATTTGAAAGATTACTTAAAATTCGTAAGACAAACTAAAAGGAGAATTTAATTATGGCAGGATTTAATGTAGCTGCACTTGATAACTTCAATAACGAACTTGCTGGCGAATTGCTAGTAAAATCGGTTATTGCTGGTTCAACTGCAGAATATGTAACTGTAAAAGAAGGTATTAAGTACAAAGAACCACTTAACCTTCAAGAAATTGACTTGGCAATCCAAGATGGTAGAGGATGTGTAACTACACCTTCAGGTTCAGTAACTTACACACAAAGAGATTTAGAAGTGTGTCAAAGAAGTTCATTCGATGGACTATGTTTGAGAGACTTAGATTCTAAGTATATCGGATTGTTAGGACCTAATGGTTCTTACCCTGAAACTTATGCTTTCGTTGAAGAATATACTTCACAATTGGTAGCTAACTTCCAAAAGAAGAATGACCAATTTATCTGGGCTGCAACTACTGCAGCTGGAGATTGTGTAAACGGTCTTAACACTTTATTAGCTTCAGGTTCAGGTGCAACTTTTGTATCTGCATCAGCTCCAACTTCTGATAACATTATCGGACAAATTGATGAGCAATTAGAAGAATTAAACGTAGATGTACAAGATAGAGATGACTTAACAGTATTTATGTCAGTTGCTAACTTTAGAAAATACATCGTTGGTTTAAGAAAAGCAAATAACTTCTGGTATGACCCAGCAGCAGTTGAGAACAGAGGTTCTTTATTGTCAATGAGACATCCATTTGCTAACCTTACAATCGTAGGTACAGTAGGACTTCAAGGAACAGATAGAATTGTAATGGGTCCAGCAAGACACATTGTAATTGGTACTGATTTAGTATCTGATTTGGATAACTTCCAACTTTGGTATGATATCAATGGTGACCAACTTAAACACAGAATTGTAACAAAATTAGGTGTACAAGTAGCATATCCAGAGTACTGGGTGACTAACAATTTATAATAACTGATAATTTAACAAAGGAATACAATTATGGCATGTGATATTACAGCAGGATTTTCTCTCGGATGTAGAGATAACGCAGGTGGAATCAAGACATTGTATATCCTGTCTGGCTCACTACCTGAAAGTGGAGTAACTGAAGCTTCTGGCGAAGTAACTGCATTAACAGGTACGGGTATATTTTATCAGTTTGACTTGACAAGAGGAACTTCCGATTTCACAGAAACCATTAATGGTTCAACTGAGAACGGAACAGTTTTCTATGAGTCTACTATAAATGCTGTTTTCCTAAAGATGCAATCAGCTTTAAGAAACCAAATGAAAGTATTAGCTCAAAATCCAGACCTGAAAATCGTTGTTGAAACTAACAACGCAGGAGCAGATGGAGATAAATTCTTTTATGTTGGAAAAACTTATGGAGCGCAACTTAACGGAGGGCAGGGTCAGACTGGAACTGCAATTGGAGATGCGAATGGATATACATTAACTTTTACGGCTCAAGAGCCAGAACCAGCGATACCAGTATCGGGTTCTGATTTAGCTGGAATTTTAACAGGTATTACCATTTCACAATAACCATTTTAAGAATGAGGGGGACTTACAGGTCCCCCTAATTCTTATTTTAAGGAGATATATGATTACTTTAAAGGAAAACCAAATAAATACTATAACTTACCAAAAAGAAACCGATACACCTCTTGTAACGAGTTCCTACGAAGATGGTAAAGTTTTCAATATTATTATTTACCCTACCTTAGCAAATGATACTGGTTCAGCTAGTATTACTCATACAACATCATCGAGTGAAACAAATCCTCGTTGGGAAACTTTAAGTTTTGATATAACTTCTTCAACAGATTATTTTAGTAAAAAAGTAAGTGCCTATGGAGGTACAACTTATAATTTAGAAGTTTGGTATGGATATCCCATAACAAGTTCAGCCGAATTAGTTTGGGGAACTACCACTACATCATGGACAGATACACAAGAAATTTGGTCATATAGTGGAATACCAATAATTAATTATAATACAGTAACAGAAGATTCTATTCTAAAATACAGAGATAGGATATTTGTAAGTGGTTCAGTTTCACCCACAGAGAAGAAATATATATCATCTAATGAAAACGCAGTATATACGGTATATCAAGGATAACAAATGAAAGAACTAACTAAACATAAATTAATGATAATACCAAAGTATGGAACTCAACCATATCCATCAAGCAAGGTATTTGAAGATGATAAAGGAAAGATAGTGTATTATGGTGAACAAAATGATTTTCCACATTACATTATAGAATTATATAATAAATCATCTATTAACGCAACCGCTATAAATGCAATCACAGATGCTATTGTAGGTGGAGGTCTAACTACTGAAGATGCATTTATCTTAGATAGAGCAAACAGAGATGGTGAATCTTGGAATGATATCTTTAAGAAGGTAGCATTGGATAGAGCACTTTTCGGTGGATATGCTTTAGAAGTTATTTGGTCAAACGATAGAACTAAAATTACTGATGTTTATCATATAGATTTTTCCTATGTTAGAGCACACAGTTGTAATCACAAAGGAATCGTACCAGGCTACTTTATTTCATCGGAGTTTGAGAACAAAGGAAGATTAAGAGTTAGTGATGACGATGTAATTTATTTACCAAAGTTTTCTAAAATACAGAGAGAATCACCATCACAGATTTATTATTTTAAACCTTATAGACCAGGTATGAAGTATTATCCATTACCTGATTACAATGGTGGTTTGAATATTATTGCATTAGATGCAGAAATAGATAATTTCCATAAAAATAACATAAAGAATGGTTTAGCACCATCTCTTTCAATTACAACCTTTACCAATGCAGATGCAGAAGATAGAGAAACAATTGAAAGACAATTAAGACAAGCTTATGCAGGAAGTGATAATGCTGGTTCTCTTATTTATATGGATGTGGCAAATAAGGATGAAGCACCAATCATTACACCAATCCCACAGAATGGGGCTGATGGTTATTACACTACTGTTAATGATATGGTATTACAAAAGATACTTACTGCTCACAGAATTGTTTCTCCAATGTTGTTAGGTATTAGAACCGAAGGACAATTAGGAGGAAGAACAGAATTATTAGAAGCACAGGCTTTATTCTTAAAGAATGTAATAGAACCTAAACAATCAGATATTCTTTCTACATTTGAAGAATTACTCCAAGTTAATGGATACACTAAACCAATTGGTGTAGAACAAGTAAGAATATTTGAAGATGGTGAAGAAGTAGATGTAGTAACATCTATTGAAGCAGAAAGTGGTCAAGATAAAGAAT